GGTGTCGGGCGGCGTGAGAACATGGCTGTAGGTCAGGCCGATGCGGGCGGAGCGAATGACGCCCGGGGTCGTGCGCTGCTTGCGCGCCCAGTGCGTGTCGGTCCGGCCCGAGGTGCGAATGGCGGTGGCAGTGGCGTCGGTGAGGCTCATGGGAGGTGTCTCCCACGGGCTAGCAAAGTAGCCGGGAAGCGTCTACAAACTGGCAAAATCGTGGACAGTGAGCTGCTGAAGTGCCTATTTTCATAGGCTTTTACGTTCGAACTATCGACTCTTAATCTCTTGGTCGAAGGTTCAAGTCCTTCACGGCCCACCATTTCAAGGACTTGCGAGTCACCCCGGTGCGAAGTGTCTCCCCAGATGTTGGGGTGGGAGACACCTACTTGACCGCCGAGAGCTGCCGGCGCTTCGTATACCGCTCGCGCATCTGCCCGGTGTGCCCCAGGATGTCTTCCTTGGGCGCGTCGGTCTGAGCCTTGGGCCTTAGATCCCGGAACTTGAACGCCGGCCCGAACCGCCGTAATGCGCTCTGGAGTCCCCATTCGGACCACGGGAAGCCGCGCTTGCTCAGGAAGATCTGCGGCTGGGCGCGTACGATCGCGGCCTTCTCGGGTCGCCCCTTGCTCTCGTGGTGCACAGCGCACCGCTCCTGATGCTCGAGCGCCATCGTGAGGAACTGCCGCACGGTAGGGGTGATCTGATGCGTGTTCTTCTTGCCGGTCTTGCTCTCGGTGACCTTCAGCCCTTCGGGCGTGATCGCTGATTTCTCGACCAGGCGCAGATCCGTCTGCCGGATGCCCAGCAGGTAGGCCACTCCGTACAGCGGCACCAGCCAGGGCGGCGCGCGGTTGACCTCGCTCACCAGAACCGGATGCTCCACATACGTGGTGCTCGGGCGCTCCGTGTTTCGGCGCACACCGCGGCAGGGATTCGACGAGCACCAGCCCTCGCCCATGGAGAACTCGAACACTGAGGACATGAACGCCTTTTCGCGATTTCCGGTCGTCGCCCGGTCGCTGTCCCGGCACCACTTCAGAAACTGCGCGATGTGCGTCGGCTCCATCTCGTCGAGCATGAAGTGCCCGAAGTGATGCAGCATCCGCAAGCCGGTGTTCCGGTAATGCTTCTGCGTTGGTAGAGCAAGCTCGCCCATCCCATCCCGCAGGTAACAGAGGATCGCGTGCCAAGCGCTGCCCGGTGTCGCACCCGCGACCTCGAACAGGCGCGCGTAGAGCGTCGAGCGGCCTTCGCTTACTCGACATAGCTTGGTCCACTGGTGCTTGACGACCCAATGCCAGGAGCCGTGCTTCTCGCGGACGCCGACTGGGAGCGGGAGGTTTTCTTTTTGCGGCATGGCGGCTTCGTGAACGTTAGGACGCGCTTCTCGGCGAAGAGTGCCCGATCCAGGGCCGCTTCGGTAGTCCATGGCTTGCCGTCCTTATCCAGTGACCAGCGGATGCCGCGCTTCTTCATCACGCGCTTCAAGGATGCCGCCTGCTTACAATTCAACAGGTTGCACAGTTCTTTGTAGCTGTAGGCCATTACGCTACCCGCCTCGAAACGATCTTGCTGCACGGCAGATCGTCGGGCAACCCCAGCATGTGTTGCACCTTGAGCCACAGATCAATCTGCGTCCCGTGCACCCGCGCGAAAGCTTTCGAGCCGTTCGCGATGGAGGTCCACAGGCCGATGCCCTTGTATCGGTGATGCTGAGGACACAGCGGAATTGAGTAAACGTGGCCCATGCGCCGATTCCCAGACACGAGGTGATGCACTTCGAACGCCTGCCCCACCAGCCCGAACGCGAGCACGCAGCAGATACAGCCGATCTCTTTGAAGCGACCCCAGCGCGAGCGCTCAGCCTTTGTTGGCGTACCGGTTGAAGTCTTCATGCTGCGAAGCTGAGGATCTGCTCGGACACGGAGCGCAGCTCGCTCTCGGTCCACGACTTGCACACGGTCCCATTGAACACGCGCTGCAGGAGAACCTGAATCGTCGCGTCGTAGAGCTTCGTGAATGTCTCTTCGTTCATCGACGCCCAGGCAATCGACGATGCTTCAATCCTGACTTCGCCTTTCAGGTTGGCGACAGCCTCATAGTAGCCAGCGAGAATGGTCATATCCTTGCGGAAGCGCACGAACGATGGGAGCACGGGCTGGCCCCGGTATTCCATCGGCTTGACCGTCTCTGACCAATAGCTGTAGGCCATTTCGAGCAGCGCGAACCACTTCTTGAAGAACGAGCCGTTCCGCATCTCGCGCGGCTCGACCATGATGACCGCGCCCAGCTTCTTCTTGCGGAGCCACTCCGTCGCTTCCTCGCATGCGGGAAGAAGTCCGGTGCCGCCTTTCTGGAAGAGGAATTCAGACACAGATCCACCGCTTGCGCGCGAGGTCCTTCCAGACGATCGCGCACTCCAAACGGTCGGCCTTGAGCTTCATGCGGTAGCGCTTGTGCCGATTCATCACGCGGCCTTCGCGGTCAGGTAGCGCGCCTTGAGCGCATCCACTTTCAAGGCGAGCTCGGTTAGGAACGCGGTGATTTCCTTCTCCAGCGTCTTGATCTGCTCCTCATCACGCTTCACGCGCTCGATGTAAATCTGCATGGACTCGGGCATGCGTGGATCGAAGCTCACGAAATCGCACCACTGCCGCCCGGTGCACGCCATCTGCCATTGCATCTGCAGGATGTACTTGTTTGGGAGCGATTCGCCTAACAGGGTGTCGATGTGGGTAGCCGTATTCGGGCACTTGATCTCGACCAATCCCTCATCGCCAACGAGACCATCAGGGCTCGCGCCGCACTCTTTGACGTGCGGATGAGGGATGAAGGCCACTTGGGCCACGTCCACGTTTGCGATGAAACTGTAAGCGTCCCGCGCCTGTGGTTCCGTTTCCGTGCCCCACTGCATTTCCTTGCTGCTGAAGCCCTCAGCCGCCTTGCCTGTCAGGCGTTCGGCGACCAGCTGCGCGGCGTAGTTGGCACGCGAGGCACCCCAGCCGGTCTTTGTGCGGGCGACCACATCAGCGACGCGCGAGGCCGTAACCTTCCCGCACCTGATAGCGAACCATTCCGGGCTACCCTGGATCATGACTGCGCCCTCTTTGCTTCGAGCATCTTGACGGTGGACTCGTAATTGCAGGCGAGGATCTGGTCGAGCGACTCGACCTTGATGTATTTCAGGAAGCGCGCCTTGTCCGCCCCGACCTCCGTGATCATGGCCGTGAGGTTCGCGATCTGCTCATCGCTCAGGGTTGGCTTCTGGCCGGCAGTCCGGGCGTCGTCGTCGATCTCGCCCGTCCGCAGATTCAGGAGAGCGCCGGCCGTATACCGCTTGCCGTAGGAGACGCTCGAGGCAACCGCCTGGACGGCGTTCTTGCTGCCGCTGGTATCGGCGGGCAGGTCGAGCGTCGTCTGCTCGCTGTGGCCTTCTCGATGTGCCAGGACGCCGGTCACTTGGATCTTGCTATCCTTGTTCGCAGTCCGGAACGACAGAGAGAATCCCTGCGCGGCAAGCAATGGCGTGATGATGCCGACGATGTCTTCCCACAGCGCGTACTTGCTTTGCACAGCGCCGGAGTTGTTCTTGATGGCTCCACGCTCGCCGATGATCGGCAGAGTGGGCTGCAGGCGCGCGAGCGCATCCGCGTAGGCCGCTTGCGCCTGCCGGGCGACGATGCGCTCCTGCATGGCAAGCAGCCGCTCCATCTTGTCGATGTCGATGTTCGGGTCGCGCGCGGCGCGCTCGATCACCTGAATGATGGCGGTTGCGCCGGACGCGACAGCCACCTCTCGCCGCTCGCTTGCGGCACTCATGTCGATTACTGCGTTCATTCGTCTACCTCGTCGGGTTCGTAGGCGTCAGGCGCTGCGTACTTCAGTCGAAGTTCCGCTTTGCGCCAGTCTTCGGGCTCGCTCAAGTCGTGCCCGCTCTTTGGGATTGGCTGCAACTCGGCGGCGCCATTCGAGTTCAACGAGCGCATCGTGTCGGGTGTGCAGCGGGAGAGAGCGACGGTCGATGTACGGTTTGACATTGAAGCTAATCCTCACAGCGACGCGCGCCGCTCAATAAATTCCGGCACGCCCGTCGAGGGGGGAATCTCGACAGGCTGTGCCCCATGCTCGCTGCGATGAGCGGGCGCGGACGCTTTGACCGACTGCACAATGTCGGTAACGTGGAAACTGGAACGCGATTCTTTGACGCGGGCGCACTCGGCGAGAAACTCGTCATTCACCCGCTCGAAGCGACGCTTGGTGCTTTCGAGCTGGTTGGTGAGCTGAGCGATCTCTTTGTAGGTGTCCATGTACTGGCGCCAGAGACGGTCAACCTTGGCTGTGTCGGTCATGTGGACTCCCGGCAGCGAGCAAGCGTGTCCTGCGCATCGCGCACAGTACAAATAAAGGCTGGCGAACCGATGCGTTCAGCGAATTCCGTTGCGATCGGCAACACGAGCGACAAGGCGTCGCACAGTTGGCGACACCGCTCTTCGTAAACGCCGCGCAAAAAGGCGTGGGATGAGCGGTTGACGTGGTCATACCAGGGACCCGGATCTGGCGTTGGTTCGAGAATGGCGCTCATGACTGCTTACCGAAGAGTTTCGCAAAGACGTCGTCCCAGACTTTGGCCTGCGCGATCGCGCGCTTGCAGTCGCGCTCGGCCTCGCGTTCCAGGCGCTGATCCATGAAATCAGCCTTGGCTTCCTCTTCCGTCTTGCCAAAGCCTACGAGCTGCGGGCCGGCATCAGGGGCCCCGTCGTATTCGTTCTCGTCATACGCGGCGTACGAGTTGTCGTATTGCAGATCGACGCGGATTTTCATTTACCGGCTCCTGATGAATCGCAGCACGACGGCCAATACAACGGCGGTGAGTAGGGCAATCACGTCGATGGCGTTCACGCGCAGCTCCCCACAAGCACGGCCAACAGCGCCAACGCTCCAGCCCCGCACGCGACCGCAGCCCAGGAGATCGGGGAGCGATCCTCACGGCGACGCTGGCCGGTGATCGCTTCGAGGATTAGGGTGGAGCTCATTTCGCGAGCCTCATGCGCCGTTCAGCTACGGCGGCGTCGGCGTAGAGCGCCGCGAGCTGGCAGACGTAACCAGGCTTGAGCCTACGATTTACGAGCCCGGTGAGTGCTGCGCAGAAGGCGGCGTCCCAGAAGCGGCGGCCGTTCTGGCCGTTCCGTTCAGGTGTGTGTTCAGGTTTGCGAGTAGCCATGGACGGACTGTAAGCCATAACAGACAGCGCGTCAAGCATGGCATACAAAGCAGGTGAGATATTGTGGCCGTATACCTCAGTAGTGTGATGCAGTCGACTGGGCGAAAGTCCCCATAAGGTCTTCCATAACTGGGGCGTGAGAAGTCGGCATGAGAGCCAGCGGAGCCCGTATCGATCCGGAAGGGGACCGATTCAGCTCAAGGGCAAGGAATAAATGAAGCGGACGACGATTCGTGGGATCAGAATCGCAATTACGGAAAACGTGATCTGGGCGGATCTCCGCGGATTACGGGATCAGGTTTTGCGGCGACGCCTGAATGGCGAAATAAAGGCAGTGTCGTGCGGCCCAGGGGACGACCCTGGGGGCTTAGGGAATCCCCCTTCGGGCTGGCGTGATCGTCCAAAGACGAAGTAATGGACGTCGCCCCCGAAGAACATCTCTGCGAGCTTGATCAGATGCTCTGACCTCGGCTCGCTGATATCGCGGCACCATTGGCTCACCGTCATTCGGGAGACGCCAAGAATTCGCGCCACCTCGGACTGATTGAGGTTTGCCACCTCCATCTGCTTGGTGAGCCGTTGCCCCATTTTCTCTTCGTCAGCCATAGCCGTAAAGGGTACCTGACATACCCCGCCGCCATAATTGACAGTCCCGTAAGTCATGACATACACTCCGGCATATGCGAAAAGCCGTCGTCCTTGCCCATTACGGGAACAATCAGTCCGCGGTCGCCCGCGCGCTCAAGATCACTCGGGCATCGGTGAATGCTTGGCCCGATCTGATTCCCGAGTTGAGTGCCCGTCGTCTTCAAGAGATCACCCGCGGAAAGCTGAGATTTAACAGCTCGCTATACGACAAGGCGAAAGAACCCAAGTCGTCCGCTGTTGGCGCAACCGCCTGACCGTGATCGAACCCCGCGAACTTCGTGAACTGCGCGCCCGCATCACTGTTGAAGCCGACGCCGCTTTGGACTCTGTTGCAAAAGGCTCCGGCAGGGATCGCAGTGAAATCGCGCGTGATGTTCTTCATGTTTGGGCGCTTGAGCAGATGACGATTGCGAATCTACTCATGTCAAAACTAAAAGCCGAGGGACTGCTGGCGGCAGGTGAGCGGCACCAGAGCGGCAATAAGGTAAATACCCCATGAGCCTGCCGCTGAAGGATTTCCGCCTGGGCATCACCGAGTCCATTGATATATGGCTCGACGCAGAAGCCAGCGCCTTTGGTAAGGACAAGGCCGCCGTGGCGCGGGAAATCTTGAACGAGTGGGCGAAGCGAAAAGCGCATGCCCACAAGGTAGCCGCTCGCCGTCTGACTGCAAACGGAATGCAGCCGGAGTTGTTTGGAGACGACACGGAAGATGATGGAGTCAGCCGGAGTACCAAGAAATGAAGCAGCCTTTTTTTGAATCTGACGGCGTTGTTGAGGCTGAACCCAACCACGTCGCAAATACCGTTCCCAGGGTGCCTCGCGCGCCCGACGAGCCGCTTCACCCGGTGACCTGTCTCATCGCTTGCCTGGCGCTGCTCGCGATCCTGTGGAGCTCGATCTACGAGGCTTATCGGCTCGTGCGCTGGTTACTCTCATGAAGCCGGATCCCGATGTGCTGCACGAGGCATCCATCCATCTTGCCTGGAAAGAACTCATGTCGGCGCCGACTCCGGATCTGCAGCGTGCGGCTTTCGCAACGATGCGGGATTTAATTCGCCAACGCTCACCGCAGCAGATCGAACGTATGGAAGTCGAGCAGGGCCTTCGGTGAGTGGATACACCCCGCTCTTTTCCTCCCTCACTACGGGCACTCTCTGCGGGCGCTGGCCGGATATTGGACTCTGGCCGATCGTGCTCTCGATGGCTGACAAGCACGGCATCGTGGACGTGACACCAGCCTACATTTCTGGAGTCACTGGACTCCCGATCGGCGACGTTGTCGCCTGTATGAAGCGCTTTTGCGAGCCCGATCCCTATAGCCGTTCAAACGCTGAATCTGGCGCCCGGCTGTCGCTCATCGACGAGCATCGCGACTGGGGCTGGCAGATTGTCAATCACGGGATGTATCGCGAAAAAGCTCGGCTGGCCGCCAAGAATGCTCGTGAGATTACCACCGGACGCAATGCGGAGCGCATGGACCACCGTAGACCGCCGCTGACCGCCGCTGACCGCCCCAAACCCCCGCTGACCGACCCCTCAAACGCAAACGCAAACGCAGACTCAGAAGAAGAAAGAACCAAGAGTAAGAGGGCGCGCCCAAAGCGCGCCTCTCGTGTGCCTGAAGATTTCCATCCGGATCTCGATTTCGCTCGCTCGCAAATTCCCGACGTCGACGCCGAGCGTGAGGCACAGAAGTTCCGAGACTGGGAGTTCAAATCCCCGCGCTCCGATTGGGCTGCTGTGTGGCGTACGTGGATCGGCAACTGTCGCGAGAGCGGCAAATACG